TGTACATATGTAATAGGCACATTTAAGCCCTCGTAAGAGACGTTAATAGGATCAGTGCCACTATTGTATGACTCAAGATTTGGAAGCCCTAAAGAAGAGGTAAACTTACGTTTATATCCTATTATATTTTCAGCATTAGTAATGCTAGCCTTAGAAAATGTTATTCCATTAATAGTTGGAGTAGAATATACAACACTAGCAAATTGTTCTGCACTATTATATACTGCACTGCTAGCCACATACGCGCCTGAAGCATTATACCCACCAGAACCTATAGCATCTACTACATAACTTGCTTCTGCATCTGTTCTAACCCACTCATACAAAGATGTGTCTGGTTTTAAAATTATTATAAAACTATCTTTGTGAATTAAATTTCCACTTTTTTCCCATCTTATAACAACATCATCATGATGATTTGTTAAGACATGCTCTATAATATAATCTTTATAAGCTTTTAATGTTCCTGAAAGTTGTATAATTGAGTCTTCTACTTCTAATATAGAATTAGAATTAGTCATTTCCCACAAAGTTTCAGTAAGCACAGCTCCTGCAACAGTAGTAGAAGCGTCAAAATCATTTGCATAATCTGGATCAGGATTGCCTGTTGTAAAACCTCTTTCAACAATTATTGTAGCACTAGCTTCATCTGAGTTTGAAGGATGCATACTTGAATATGGAAATACAAAATATTTAGAGTCAGTTTCATATGAAGCATCTACAACATAATCATTATCATTATATAACTCTAATCTAAATTGTTGCTCATCAGCTTTAAGAGATCGAACTCCATTACAACTACTTTCTATATGATGCATGTAGTCGTATGGCAATTTATAAAATTCTCTAAATAAATATTTAGAATTTGTAGGAGTAGAATAATATCCAAGCATTTCTCTATCTTTAAATCCTACAAAATTTCTATGTTCAGAAATAAGAGTACTTAAATCGTCTATTCTTTTTTGAGATTCTTCAAAACCTTTATTGTATTGGTTATTTTTACCATACTTAAGGTTTATAAATCTTCGCATATTTTTATTAAGCTCAAGATCTAATTCTTCAGATAAAAGACTGTCGGCTTGGAGTGAATTAATCTTATCCACTCCTTGCCTAACAGCTATATGCATATTTTGAATATCCATTAATTTATTATTCTATTAGATTGACAACTCTTTAAGCTTTGCTCTAAGAATTGTTAAAGTTCCTGAATTCTTTTTATCTTTTAGGAACACCACTGTATCTTCTAATGTATCACCAAGTACTTCATCAATAAAGATGATTTGGTTTCCAATTTTACGAAGAACACTTGCTGTTACCATTTCTTCAATTTCTGCTTTTATTTCTAAATTTTTATCTTTTGCAATTTTTAAGAATTGCTTAGTTTTAGAATCTTTGATTTCATAAAGTGCATTTTCCACTTGTTCATCAGTCATTCTATCTGGATTTGTATTAGAAAGAAGTCTTAATACTCGTTTCATATTTTTAACATTAGCTGAAAGTTTAATAAACTCTTTATCAGCATCTTTCTTAAATTGAATCTGCGTATTTTTAACTTTATCCTCTCTATTTAAATCTTGAATATAAAATCTTTTATTAAAATCTTTCTCCATTTCTTCTTTTGTTAAAGCTACATGGGGATGCTTAATTGCAAATTTATATTTAAGATAATCCATAATACTAATTGGCGAGCTATCTTCATGCACTCCAACTTCTAATTCAACTCCTGTAAATCCTACAGGTATTGTCATATCTGCCCAAAATCTTTTAGAATGCTTTGGCCAATCAACATGCTCAGGGCTTACATCTAATAATTCTGTCATTAATTCTTTTTCCTCTTTAGGAGTTATTCCTTTTAAAGGTTGTCTATTTACAAAGACACTACTAAGTTTTGTTACAGCCTCAGCTTGTACTGCTTTAGGTAAATGGTTATTAACCTCTTTACGTCTTAAGAACACTTTTTTACTCATACTCTAGTACTTTTAAAGTTTTAATTAGTTGGATGTAAAGTATAACTTTCCTATAATTATTTAGTTAAAGAAGTGGGGGACCACTCCCCCACAACCTAACCAAAAACCAATATATGTGAACCGCAACGAATTGCCTGTTACGAAGCCACACACGTGATGTCAAGCGAAGTATCAAAACGCTTAAGCGCAATACCTGCTGTTTTCAACATATGTACGGATGCACCGTCCACGTCAGAAGCTCTAGCATCAGTAGAAGCAAACCCACGAGGCACTACAGAACCAGCTACGCACCATCTCATCATTTCACGACCTTTCTTAGAGATCATTTGTAAGTTATTTTGACCGTCATAATTAGACTGATCTACAAATACCATACGGTAAGATTCAAGTGAGTACCCTGTTACTGGGTGTTTTGCACGAGCTTGTGCTACAGCACCGTGATCAAACATAGGTAATTTAACTACGTTGATTACGTGACCATCTACATGCTCATACGAATTAAAGTATCCAGTTAAACCTAAGTTACGACCAGATCCAGTAATAAATCGACTGTCTCCACTAGACACTTTGAAAGAGTTTGTTCCTCCAAAGTGAGATTTAAGAGCTTCATCGAATTCACGGGCACCACCGGTACCAGTGTATAATGTAACTTGCTTGTTAGAAGCATCAGTCATTCCGTAGAACAAGTCACCAATAATATTCTTCAATTTAGTTTCAGTCATTGTAGAGTAAGTATCAGTGTTAGTGATTTGCTCTAAAAGACCAGGACCTACAATTACAGGCTGACCATTTTCATCCTTCATTGATGTTTGTCCATTTGAGTCGTAAGACTTCTGACCATACCAGTAGTACATTTCACACTCTTCTTTAAAGTCAAGCATGTGTAAGTACTCTTCATAATCCATCCACAATTTAGTTGTAGATCCACCTTTAGTTGGTAACGAGAATTCTGCTACAAAATCTTTAGCATTACCAGACATGTGGTAAGACTTACGAACTGTAGTTAATTTGTTACGAACTAAACCTGGAGTTTCCCAATTAGAAGCATTTCCACGAGAGAAATCAACTCCTACTGGTGCATACATTTGCGCAAATAACGCTCCTGCAGTCACATCTGCTGCTGGCATAGTTGCAGTAGCTGATGGGTTAACTAATTGTAAAGTATATACCCAGTCAGATCCTGTTGACATTGGCTCTTTCATAATTCGAGCTTGTACACCTGATTGCGATACTAATACGTATGGGAATACAAAATGTTTGTCAGGGAAAGAAACTTCAAAAGTTGCTCCTCCTACTCCAATACTACTTCCTGTTGGGCTTGTTGCTGCTACTGGCCTTGTTCTCAATCGTTGTGTTGCCACACGATACTCATACTCAAGACGGTCAATAGACTTAACGTTTCCAACACCTTCAGTTAAGAAAGATAGTGGAAACCTTTTGTCATCTTTACCTGATAAATGAGTAATGATTGGAGATAATTCAGCAGGCTTAGACAACAACGCATTTGCAAGACTGTTCATGTCAGTCATTTGCGAATCGTTATAAAACGTTTTTTGAACGCTTATATTTGTTCCATTTGCCATTTTTTATCTATTTTTAAAAGTTATATATGCAGTCGTGTTTCCACTAATTGCCTAATTAAATACTAAGATCTAAATCATCTATATCAAACGTAGATTTTCGTTTATATGCTTTACGAGCACTTTTAACTGTTTCTTCGTTTTTAGATATTTTATCTCTCAGGGATCTAGCACTCTTTGTTCTAGCTTTTTTACTTATAATGTCATTAAGATTAAAACCTTTATACATTAAGTAATCAATAGCTAGCTTCACTTCTACTTCTGCTTCATTGTGATCTAGATCTCTTTGTGTCTGTCCGTTCTCAGACACAGGTTTTGAAATATATTCAAAAAATTTACCTTTATCTCGCTGCGTGATACTTAATCCCGCAAGCTCGTCGGAGGTCTTTATAGTTTCTTGGATGTTACCCCAAAATTCTTCTTGTTGTTTAGCTGTCTGCTCTCTTTGCTCTTTTTGTTCTTTTACAAGCGTTTGTCTTTCTTTTGCTTGTACTCCAGCTAAAGCTTTTTTAGCGTGTTCTGCTTTCTGATACAATTTACCTGTATCTTCATAGTCTTCTAACAGCTCGTCTATAAAATCCTTATCATGACCTTTTGTAGAAAAGTAATCAGATAAGATTGCTTTTTGACTACGAGTGTCATCTTCAGATAGTTCTATTTTATTATAATCCAAATTAGGATCATAAGCTTGCATAAAAACCTGAGAGTCTCCACCATTTAAAACGTATTCTAAATGATTTTTAACTAATGGAAATTTTTCAAAAAGTCCATCTAACTGTTCTTCTGCTATCTGTTTTCCTACATCTTCTGTAAGTTTTATAAGACCGTCAGTAGTATCTTCATACTCACTATCTGCATCATATCCTAATTTAGATAAAATTTCAGAAACAACAGTTTGCTCGCCACCTTCTTCTGAGTCCTCTTTGTCCTCTTCTTCTTCCTTTTCTTCAGGTTCTTTGCCTTCCTCTTCTACAATGTCTTCTTCTTCGTCTTCTACTTTTAAATTATCTGCATCTGCATCTAATTCATCATTAATAATAGCCTCTTCTTCTATTTCTGGCACTTCCATTTCTGGCTCTGCCTCTACACCTCCACTTAGCATATCGTCAAACGATATATCATCTAGGGAAATGTTTTCATTTTTGTCTGGTTGGTTCATAGTTATTGATTTTTACAAATTTAATTAAAATAAGTTATGGTTTTTACTTATATATTTATTTTAGCTTTCTCTTTATTATATACCACTTATTTATCTTTTAGGTCTAGGATACTTAGGTAATTTCCAATTTCCCTTTGCAAAATCTGCAGCTTCTTTTTCTGTATCAAAAGGTATACCTTCTCCAGCATCCATAGCTTGTCTAAAAGACTGAGGACGATACCCTGCATAAGGAGCTTTCTTATTTGTGATAGTAGGTGTAACTGTATATGTATCACCTGTGCTATGGTAAGTTCCAAGATGTGTAGAATGAGAATTAGCAACTTGGCCTTCGTAATACTCCCCTTGTGCAGGCCGCATAGCTCTAAATCGCCTAGCTTTATCTGTGTAAGATTTTTTTTTAAATCCTGCACTTTGGTATTTTTGTTTATACCCACCTTTTTTATAAGAAGGAGTTTCAATAATTGTTCCTTTTTCAGGACCTGTAGGTAAACTCTCAATACCAGGGGGTACATTATTAAATGATTGAACTAAATGCCCTTGATCGTTAAACTTAGTAATATTTATAGGCACTTTCATGCCTTTAGTATTAAATGCCGCATTAGGTGGTACATTTGGAAACTCCATAGAAGCTCCTGTGTTACCTTGCGCATGCTGCTCACGCAACCCCACTTCTTGTTCTTGTGGAGTTTGCGCAGTAAGCATTTCTTGCTGGGGGGGATTTATAAGCTGTGATATATCTGCTCCTTGTGAAGCTTGATTAAATAAATCTATAATACTGCCTTGGTAATCAGCAGCTTTTGCAGTATCTAATATATTTCGTCTTTGCCTATTGTCTAGCATCTTTAGAAATTTGATTAGATTCTTGTTGTATCATATTTTTTTCTCTGTCTACAGAAGTTTTGTCAGAATCAGATTGCATTCTCATACTAAGTTCTTGTTCTTTTAATGCTAATTCTTTTTCTTTTATTTCAAACTCTTTTATCATTTTCTGTAGATTAAGACTATCTACTTCAGGAGTTTGTCCAGCCTCTGCATTTATAAGAGCAACTTCAATTTGAGTTTGACGGTCTTTATCTTTATCTAAAGTTTCTTGCTCAGCTTTCATTTGATCCATTTGCATTTGCTGCTGTGCTTGTTGTTGTTGCGCCTGCTGTTGTGCAGCTTCTAACTCTTCTGCAGCTTTTTCTGCTTGCTTTAACTTAGCTTTTATTTGTGGAAAGCTGTCTGAATCAAACATCTCAGCTACCATAGAAGCTTTAGTACCATTTTGTACCATAGCTTGTGCAAGTCCTTTAATTTGATCTAGTTTTTGTTGATCTTTACCTGCATCTGAAACAAATATACCATAATTAGTCTCCATATGAGACATAGAGTCTAAATCTAAAAAGTCAGTTGTACCGTCAGGCATAACAAACATAGCTTGTTTACCTGTAAGCCACGCTTCTTTTGAATAATCTACAAGTGCTTGCAAATCTCTTTGCTCCATTCTTGCAAACTTACGGAATATGTCTTCTGTAATATGTGATGACTGTAATATAGCCTGTTGGCTAGAAGCTTTACCTTCATACGCGCCTATCTCTCCTTGTCTTTGTCTAGATACACCAGATAGTTTTTCCCACTCTTGCATAATAGAGTCAAGAAGCATAATGTATTGTTGTATTGTCTTTATAGACATATCTAATACAGATTGATGCTGAGGTGAAAGTTGTATTCCTTCTTTGTTGTAATCAACCCAAGCAATACCTGTACCTTCTACATAATACATAAATTTATCCATGTCCCATTTCTTTGGAATCATGTTAATGTCAAACTGTGCAATAATATCTTTACTTCTAGCTATTGCTAGCTCTAGTCTGTATTTATAAATATTGTAGTTTAACTGGTAAGGAATACCCATAGATACTAGCGATATATTACTACTATTTATATCAGAGTATTTTCTACCATTAATAGGTAACTTGCATTTAGAAGGGTTATCTAAAGACAATCTTTGATTTGCAATAGGATTTACGTCTAAGAAAAATCTACCATCAACGCGGGTACCTTTCCATACTTCGTTAACCCAAGAATAATTTAATTTACCACCAGCTTCTTTCATATCTGCTGGCATTTTAAACCCATCTTCAACCTCCATAGTCTCTAACTGCTGAGTTTCAGGGTCTAAGTACTCTAAAAAACCTATACGTTTTCTAGATTTCCAATACACACTTACAACTTCAATAAGTCTTGACCTAAACGTGTTAGGGTCTGAGTTTGTACTTGGATGATTATAAAGTAGATAACTATCATGCTCTGCATGTCGAGGATCTTCTAATTCTAGTACTTGTTGATCTGATAGAAAGTCATGATAGTGATCTATTACTGTAGAAGCATGTACGTATTTTCTTACTAAAGCCCAGTCTCCGTCTTCTACAAATTCTAAATCAGGATCTTTATCATAGTCTATATCTACAGGATTTAAAACCTCATAAAAAGGTTCGCTACTTCTAACGCCTCTGTGTGTATATACTTCTCCTGATACTAAAAAATGAAACCAAGCTTTTTGTATCTTATCATACACTTCTTGTTCTTTCATTATATAATTTAATGCGTATTGCCCTTTTATAGCCCTATTATCAACATAGTTATTATCAAACTGTTGTGCTATTTGATCTGGCATTGGAATTTCTTCAGGCATTTGGCCGCCTTCAAACAATTCAGGACTTTGCTCAGCTAATGATTTTAAAAAATGCATTTCTAAATTTTTATAGATAGCAGCTTGCTTAGCATTTTCTTTTTCTGTAACAGCATTTGAATTTTGTACTGTAACAGTGTAATTGAGCGGACGTTTTGATTTTTCGCCTAGAAGAAGATCAATTATAGGTTTGATAATAGGGTAATTACGCATTTTAGAAGGGAAGTTCTTACGAGTTTTACCGTAAGGCTTAAGAACGTAATTATAATCAGAGTCTTCAATTACACCGTTATAATAATCATAAAGAGACTTAAGATGACTGCGTCTATCTGAAGTACCATTATTAGATAGATTGATAAATGCTTTTACACACTCCTCTCTCCACTTTTTAGTTTTTTTAGATAATGGTAATTTCTGTTGTGGTATTTTTTCTCCTCCTAAGTACATTCTACAAAAATAATTAATTTAGTTATTACTACTACCTTAAATTTAATTTTAAGGTAGGCTTTATAATATATCATTAATAATAGTTTTGATCAAACCATTTATCAACTGTTCTGTCATCTAAAGTTTCTCTAACTTCTGAGTTATATAGCTCTCTAGTATGATACATTCCTACCATAAAAGCCATTACACGGTCAAAGTTTCCATAATGATTAAACTTTATAAGCTCTTGAATCAATGCAAGATCGTATATTTTATGCATATTTAAAACTTGCTCTCCTGATTCGCCTACACTCCTTACTGTATTTAACCAGTCTCGTATGTACAACTCTCCTTGGCGTTTTCTAGCCTCTGTAGTGTGCATACCGTATTGTCGTTTTACTTTTTTACTTCTAAGATCTTTCTTATCAAGCATTTCAAACTCTTCTTGTAATCTATGCAATTTTCTATGCCTTCTAGCGTATGCAATAACTTCTCCACGATCATTCTCAAAGCCTATCTTTGCATTATAGTAATCTGCTAACATAAACATATTCCTATTAAACTCATCTTGACTGTGAGGCCTACCTATGTACGAAGCTACAATCATATCATCTGGCCTAGATATATTATTAACCCTTTTTAAAACATAAGCCGCTCCTAAAGATGATGAGTCTGCAGATTTGTTTTGCCCATAAGGATCATGACATATAATGTATAAATTTGCAGGAACTTTTTGTTCTGCATTCTTATATGGAGATTCGTAAATTACAATAGCCCCATTTAAATCGTCTTCTTTTCTGTGAGGATACCTTAAAATAGGTTTAGCCTCTCCATCTAATTTAAATTCTATTTTGTTGCCTGTTCCATAGTACAACTTACCTGCGGTACCTATTTTATTTAATTTATTAACTTTTACATTATTATAATGAGCTTGTAAAGAAGCTATGTCAAATAAGTTTGCAGATATTTGTAATGTAGCCTCTCTAGGATTCATAGGATGCTCTGCAATATATTGATCTAATGCTTTTGGGTCACTTGTACCTTTCTTTTTTATTCTGTTCTTTTCTTCAAACTCTATTGCTACGTCTTTTAAAGAATTTCCATTTTCATCAATAAATCCTTCTAAATTTTCATAAATAGGTACAAAATGTCCACATTTAGTTCCTAAAGCTCCGTCGTCCCACTCATTACTAAAAGATAAACAATCATAAGAATCAGGATTGTAAAATAACTCTTCCATTCCTTCAAAATCAGCTCCTTCTGTACCGCCTGTACCAAATGCTATCATTGTTCCAAGAGTATTTGCACCTTGACGCATTGTAGGCATTGCTACTTCCCAAGCTTTTAATAATCCTGGAAATGCTCCGGCTTCTTCAAAGAAAATAAGCTCACCTGCTTTCCCTCTTACCTTATCAGGGTTATCTTTTAGAGATACACCTATTATCTGCGATTTCATGCCAAGTTCTACGTCTGCTCCATTAACATTCTTTTTATAACCAGACATTTTATTCATTTCCCTATCTTTTAGCCTAGGCTGAGTCCATGCTGTATTGTCATCTACAAAAGATAGTATTTCCCAAGCCTTAGATAAAAGACCATCACCTATTATATACTCTTTCTGTCCTGCAAACACATAATTTTTACTATTACGTACAAAAAAGTAGTTACGAGCAAGCATTGCTGCTGCCTTATAAGAATATCCTTTACGACGTGCTTTTAACACAGTCATATGTTTGTTTTGTTTTCTGCATGTATCTACAGCTGTAAAGTATTTCCAATCTCCATCATAAAATGCAGGAAAACTTCTATCACGTCTAGCTATCTCCGTGCCGTCAGGTAATATTTCTTTTACAGACCTATCAATAGGACAATAGTTAAGATAAAAATAATGATTACCTGTAATAGCTACATTATCTATAACATGCCCGTATACGCATTTACGTTTTTCACTATCCCAGTAGTCATAATAAGCTTGCGTGCCTGGAAGAGCAGAGGTGTAGTACCCATTTTGCATATAATTAGCAGCAGACTGCTGAAAGTCTTTAGTATTTTTAAGCATTTTTTAAATTGCATAGTTCTTCGCATTTATCATAGTCTTCTATTCTACCAAAATGCTCTATAAGGTCATCAATAACTATATCTGATTTAGAAAAATCAAATGGAAGTGAAAAATACTCTTTATCACCTGTTTTTAAATCTTTATACAACTCATCTAGTGTTTTTTGTTTTGTTACCACTAGATATGCGTTATGCATTGTAGTATTTAACTCTTCTAAATCATCTATAAATTTCACTATTGGCTATATTTATTAACTATAACTCCACCTCTGTTTGGAGATTTAGATTGTTCATCTTTCTTAACTTGTTCTTCTAATTTAGATATACCTGAAACAACATCTGCCATTTTAGATAAATTAGCAACTAAATCCTTTGCGTGGTAGATTGGCCTACCATTATCATCAATAGCAGTTAAATCTATTATCTCAAAATAAGTTTTTAACTTATTAACTGCAGATCTAGCTGCTTTTAGTAATTTTACTGCAGATGTTTCTTTTAATTCTGAGTATTTAGTACAAGCAGCTTTTACATGCACATCTGGTTCCCAATTTATATTAAATATACTAGATGCTACCTCTGCGTGCCTAATATCTACATCGTATACAGAAAACGGAGAATTGTGATCACACATATGAAAAACATATGACAATTCTTTTGCTGCGTTTTTTCTACTACCTATTTTTGCAAACTCTTTTATAGTAAGAGTATAGGCAGAAGGTATTACTTTATTATCGCTTATTATTAATAGATCCATTTTGTATATGTTTTATTCTTCCTTTTTTTGCAGAAAATTTTCCAAAATATGGAAGCCTTACACATTTAAACTCTCCTTCTTTTATAATCTTAGATGCAAACTTAAACTGATATTCAACTATTTCTTTTATTTTGCTTAGAGGCATTTGGTGGTCTGTAGCCAGTTTCTGAATCAGGCTTTCTTTCTTTCTCATAATCAGTAAGTATTATTTCAGGATTCCATCTATTATCGGGGCATGTAGTTGTTCTCCACTTAGCTTTATGCTCAACTAAACATCCACATTTACCACATCTCATTTTTTCTTCTAGTAAATGCGGGCAGCTGCTACATGTTTCTAATCTTTTTAAATAACTTCTGGAAGTTACGTTTGGAGCGCCTTCTTTTATATATTTAGCTAAATCTTTAGAAAAGTTCTTAGCCATTGTAAAAAAACTAGGAAGATTAGGTTTTTTCTTTTCTGTCATTTTCTTCTTCTTGTATTATTTTTTCAAGATATACAGCTAAGTCCATTGCTTCTTCTTGTGCATGTTTTAGCCATTCTAATTTAGTAAGATCTTTACGGTCCATTGTAGTGCCATACTTTTTTTTACCTACATTAGCTCGTTGAGTTATTTTAGTGCAAACTCTATACTCTATACTACTCATCTTCTTTTAGATTTGTGTGGGCTATTTCTATAACATCTCCTTTTTCATCTTGCACAATCATAATGTACTGCGCATTAAGCAAGTACTCTGTAACAACAAGTCCTGAAGTAAGTAAATCAATGTTAGACCCATGATAAAGATACTTGAACATTTCCATTATTAGGATTTAAAATTTTATTTAATGTATAACAATTTTTCTTAAGTATAAATACACGCTTATCTTTTAATTTTTTAATATAATTATTAAGAGTATTTTTATCTTTAATTCCTAAAGCTATTGCTACTTGTTTTTTAGTTTCTAACGCACATAGATTACTATAATCATCTGCGCAATCTAAAAATAATACAAGTATCTCAAGCTCTTTAGGAGTCATATTAAATATACCGTTCCAAAATTGGAAGTATTTAAAGTTCGAGTTCACCGGAATTGTTATCTTTTTTTTCATTTTCTACTGTTACTATTATAAAGTATTCATAATTTCCTATCTGTACTTCTACGTCCCACGTACAACTGATGTTTTTTTCTGACCAAATTGTTAGTTTGTCTTCAAATTCGTACATCATTTCTATTAAGTCATTCAAGCTCTCAGTAGTAAATTTAGTTTTTATCATTTTTTAACTCTATTTTTGCTCTGTTATTTTCTATTACAATTTTACTTGCAGTAGACTGTCTATTAAATTCTTCTACAAAAGGAATAATAGACGTACGAGAGCAAAGAAAGCTTAAAAAAACTTGTAGCTCTTTAGCTGCAGTTTTATTACTTTCAACAAGATTTTTAGTTGTAGATTCTAAGTTCTTAAGAGAATCATAATCCTCTAAACTTATTGTAACTGTACCTTTCATTTTAAAACTTTTTAGAAACAGTTCCACCTGGTCGCTTAATAATACCACCAAGACCTTCATACTCAGATACATCTTGCATTTGTTCTCCACAATTGCATATAGATTCTGACTTAACTAGCTTTTCATTTACTATCTTCATAGTAAACTTAGTAACCTCTACTTTATTGTCGCACTTTTCGCAATACAATTTCATTACATTATCCCTAAAATTTGATGCTCCATTATCATTACATAATCTACACCTTCTATTTCTGTAACAACACCTTCACCTCTAGGATCAATCATAACTGTATCACCTTCTTTACAGAACGTACAATTAGGCCCTGCGGCTAATACTTTTAAAATGTTAGTTTTAAGTTTGTTTACAGTAGCGTCATCTAAAATAATTCCGCTGTTTGTTTCTCTCTTAGCAGGGTTAGGTAACAACACCCAGCTTCCGTTTGGTTTAAAGTTCATTCTTTTAGTTTTTGTTTTCACAAAGATATAAAAGATTTTCTTACAAATCCAAACTGTTTAAAAGATTTTTCAATTAGATATAGGTTCCCCCTTGAGATTTGATCTTTTCGATTGGAATTTTACGTTTAGCAGTGCTTCTCAAATGAGACCAAAGGATAATAAAACTGGTGTTAATTCACCGCACGTACCTGTGTGCATTTTATCCTAACTAACGCTATATCCTTTCTTTTAGAAGCTATTGGAGAAAACTCTATTCCTTATTTAGGAACTACAATCCAACGTCTGACCCTATACTGCCCTTACGGTCCTCTAGGGTGATACACTTTTGGTGTGCCTCTAGGGCAAAGTTAAAAATAAAATTCTAAAAAAAAAATTTTTGTAGAAAATCTTTGAGCGCGTAGACCAACTATTACAAAGACCCCCACTATGTTACGGAAATTTAGTAACCCACCCTTAAACTCAAACCAATGAACACAATCATCTCACACTTGAAAGAATTAGGCGCAACATCAGTAGCAATAGTTAGCGGACCTAACGGTGACTTCCTAAGCTGGAAATCAGAAACTGAAACAGGCACGATACCTGTCGGCAAGAAAAGCCAAGGCGCTACAAACATTAAGGACTACAACTATGTTGTGTCTGACGATGGTGTAGTAATAGCTACAGTTAACAATTACGAAACAGTTGCAGAGTTTACTCTGTAATTGTTTTTTTAATTTTGTTTTAAACAGAAATGGGATACCACCGAAGATCGCGAGTATGCGTAGGAGGCACATCTCATCTCTTTTTAACTGTTAACTGTAACCACAGATTTACCATTCATTAGATTGTATAACATAAACTGTAGAACATAGGTAGTACTTCGGTGATAAAAGGTATTAAAGCAATTAGTCTGATGCAGTAATGCAGAGCAATTAGTCTTTATGTAACATAGACCCTTACCTATTATTTAAATAAAGCTCGTTGAACCGTTAAATACACCCAAGAGTACAATCAACAGTCGACTTTAGTTGATTGTATGCTCAGGAACGTAGTGTATCAGGGGAGAGCTTTATTATTACTTATAAACATAAGAAGCCTCGAAGATAGCGCAAGCTTAGAGGTTACTCTTTACTTAACATTAAAAAACATAAAGATGAGCATTACAATTACATCAAGCGACCAAAAACAATTAGAGTTTATCAAAAGAATTAGACAGTTCTTAGATACTCATACAGAAGAGCAATTAAATGCACTTCCTAAAGATAAGAAAGGTTTCATTGACTTCTTCACCATATTCAAACAAGAAGATGAAGATAAACTTTTTAATGATGAAGTTGTCATTCAAAAGGATCAGTTCAGTAAACCAACAGGTAAAGTTAATCCACGTAACTACAAGAAAAGTACATTGGATTTACTTGACTTTAAAAATCGTATAAATGATAACTTTGAAGTTGAGCCTTTTAACTTAGGTGATACAAGTATTGATGAATTTATGAAAGATAAGATATGAAAAAGATACTTAACATACTAGCATTTTGGATCCTATGGGCAGTTGTACTGCTTATAGGAATAATTTCTTTATTTGGGCTATCCTTAACGGATGGTATATTGTTTTGGATGTCATTGTTAGGTGCAGTATCATCAGTAACATTGCTTTTTGTAATGATGGATGATCCTGCACATAAACAAGATACACATTATGACAGATAAAGAACCAAACGAACTATTGTGTCTCGGCATTGCACTTGTTTGTGCATTTGCCTTGCGCTTTGGTTTGTATTTAATATAAGAAAGAGTAAGGTCCCAGCCAACTTCTCTCAAGGAGAGATTTTTCAAGATAAAAGGTGCGGTTAGTTGCTTACACATGAAAAACAATAGCAACTGTAAAACTTCTCTTTCTATTAAAGCAGAGAGGTTGTCTAGACGGGTTAAACCAGAAGGCTGCAGATACTTCGCCTCTACAACAAGAAGCTGCAAAGGTGAAAGTGACTATAAAAGACAATAGTAGTTACTCAATCCTAAACACATTATGCACAATGTGTGTTCAAAAACAAGCCCTATAAAAGTTAGGTTGGCATCTAACATTAGAGTAGTGCATTGCTCTTAAATAAAGCATATGGTACAAGTGCAGGTTCGATTCCTGCATGCTTTACTATTATTCACATTAAAGACACAAAAACATGAAATATGCAATCAAAAGATTTTTTATTAATCTAGTTAAAGGTATGATAGACATACTTTATACAATTATTGAAGAAAAAGATTGGTATGTAAGCACAAGAAAGAGTATCGGAAGGAACGAATACGTTAGAGTAGACACCCAAGTAAATAATTGGGGAACTAGATATGGTCTGCTAAATGATAAGTATAATATAGCTTTACAATGTATCGATATAAAGAAATTAGAAAAAGTAAAAAATAACGCTCTTGCAACAGGTTGGAGACTTAACTCTGAAAAAGTGCAAGAAGATATTAAAAATATAAAAGAGTACAAAATAATCCAGTATAAATAAAGAAAACATGACTGAACATTCAGAACACATGCACATGCAAATAAAACATTTGCAGAAAGAAATAAAAAGATTAAGAGATAAGTATGAACCAGGACAGCATATAGAAGAGACTTATTCTCCAACAATAGACTCTCGTGACCATCCTGAAGAAGTTCAATACGAATGATAATGTATTTTCATAACTATGAAACTAATAGCATAGATTATGAACTTCTTGCATTATACTACACTCTTAAGGAAATATTTCCTAAAATAGAAGTAAAAACAGATAAGAAAGATTGTGTTATATCAATACTTATTTAAAACTAACAGGTCCAAGTCAGAAACCTACTAACAATTCTGACACCAACTTAATTAATTAAACATAAAACGACATGAACAAAAACGTGTTAGACAGTGGCTCATTAGAAGCCCTAAAACAAGGTCAAGTACTATTGACTCAATTGAGAAAAATTGGTGGTGGCAAAGTACAAATGGAATTTGCTGAAGTTAAAGAAGCGTCGAAGGGCATCAGCCCTGTCTTTTTATTTAACAAATCAGATTCTAGATTCAGTTCAACATCAGCAAGAAGAGCATGGCAAGCTGGTCAACCCTCAGATGTAGAGGCAAGACTTGGCTTAAATGGAATTTGCAATGATGACCAAGATTGGTATGTAAATGACAAAGGGCATGAAGTTCTTGACCTAAACATTTTAAGTCCTGTAGCTATCTACGAAGGAGAATCGTATAACATACGTGTTCAAATTGTAGAAACTAACGAAGGAAGTGAGTATCAATTAGCTAACATAGAACGTTCAGCTAAACGTAAAGGCCGTGATGGAGATTATATCTTACATGAAGGAAACTATGTCTTTACGAATTCAACGATTGTTATTGGGCAAGAGCCTAATGATGTGTGGTTAAAGGCGGATACTGGTCTTGTTAATACAATAACAGACACAGTGCAAGTTGACTCCTTAACAGGAGAAATCTTTAACTAAATTTCCCCCGTAAACAAAATTAGTATGCTATCATTTGATAGTATGCTTTTTTTGTTTATATTTACAAACTATTATAAACTATTTTTAAACAAGTTATGAAGAATATCATTATAAACAACGGAAAAGGCACTGTAACTGTAACAGCAGCACACAATGTAACTGTATCAGAAACATCAATTACTATTGAGTTAGTTACTGGGTTTAACTTAACTAAAACGCCTAAAACCACAACCAAATCAAAAACCAAGAAGAAAGTAAGTAAAATAAAACTTACTAAAACAACCAAGAAAAAGGCTGGACGGCCTAGAAAAATTACTTTGTAAAATAAAGTAATATTGCATCTATATTATAGGGGGCAGAGAAATCTGTTCCCTATTTTTAACTTTAAAAACATAGGAAAATGGGATGGATGAAACAAATCTACGTAATGTGCCAAAAAGGTACAACTGAGACAGAATTTACTAAGCCTTACCATCAAGCATTAGCTGATGAAAAAGATACAATGATGTTTCACGGCAAAGAAATAACTATAATGCAAGCTAAAGGTATAGAAGAGCTAGTTAAAGATGCTACTAAAGTATTTAAGAAATGATATACTTCATATCTAATACAACATCGAGCTCTAAAAGTTTTAAGCTAGCATCTATAGAGGATGCAGTAGAGTATTGCAGTAAACAAGATGTACTTGGTGTAGACACTGAAACTGAAGGCTTTGACTTTACTTCTAAAAAGATGATAATGTTTCAGATAGGTGATAAAGAAAATCAATTTATTATTGATACTAGACAAGTTAGCATAGAACCGTTACGTGATATATTAGAAAGCAAAACAATTATTAAACTATTTCACAACGTAAAGTTTGATTATAAGTTTATTAAAAAGTGGGCTAATATAGAGTGTGAAAATGTATATGATACGTTTTTAGCTGAGCAAGTTATAAATTGTGGTAAAGACATTAGATACAGTCTTGCGCATGTATGTGAACGATATTTAGGTGTAACTTTAGATAAATCAGTTAGAAGTAATTTTATAGGATTAACTACTCAACTTTATACTGATGATCAAATTATATACGGCGCTAAAGATGTAGAGTATTTATGTCAAATTAGAGAAAAGCAATTGCCTATTATAGAAAGCTACAAGCTAGAAAATGTAGTACAGCTTGAAAATGACGCTGTATTAGGATTTGCAGACATAGAGTATAATGGTTTAGATATAGATAAAGATAAATGGACAGGTTTAGCTGATATATATGAAAAAGAAGCAATTAAACTAAATGCAGACTTAGACGCTTTAGTTTTAACTGATGAAAGGTTAAAAGAATTTGTCCCTAATTATATACAAGGAAACTTGTTTATAGAGAAAGGAGAAATTAGAAAGATAAACATAAAATGGACATCACCTAAACAAGTGTTGGATGTGTTTAAAACTCTAGTGCCTGAGTTAGAAAATGTTAATGGTAAAGAAATGTATAAGTATAGACGTAAGTTTACGCTTATAGATAAATATGTCAAGTACAAAGAAAAGATGAAAATTGCTACAAGTTATGGAACAGCGTTCTTTAAGTTCGTAGCAGCTGATGATAAAATACACACAAGTTTTCATCAAATCTTAGATACAGGACGTGTGAGTAGTTCTAAACCTAACATGCAGCAAATACCTGCAGATAATGCATTTAGAAATTGTTTTACGGCTCCAGATGGTTGGTGCTTTGTTTCAAGTGATTACAGCTCTCAAGAGTTAAACGTAATTGCATTTGGTAGCAAAGATCCTGTGTGGATTAAAGCATTAGAAGAAGGTAAAGATCTTCACAGTGTGTGTGCTGATTTAGTTTATGGTCAAGAATGGAAAGATGCAGCTGATGTAGGTTGTTCTTATTATGCTTATGCAAACTTAGGTGGCGGTACAGAACGTGCACATCTTAAGTGTAACTGTAAAGAGCATAAGAAACTACGTACTAACGTAAAGACTATTAACTTTGGCTTAGCGTATGGTATGGGCCCTAACAAGCTTGCTGATACATTAGATATATCTGTAGATGAAGCTAGCCTTTTAATTGAAAAGTACTTTGAAGCGTTTCCTGCAATTGGAGGATTCTTAAATAAACTAGCATCATTTGGTAAAAAGTTTGGATACATTAAAACGTTCCCACCTTATAACAGAAGACGATGGTTTACTACTTGGTATCCTAATATTTGGAATAGCAAGGCTGATAAAAGAGAACTTGGAAGCATTGAAAGAGCAAGTAAAAACACACCTATTCAAGGTGCGTCAGCTGATATGACTAAGCTTGCATTACATTTGATTAGAGAGCATCTTAAAAAAACTAAAGCTCCTGTAAAAATGGTAATGACTGTGCACGATCAAATAGATACTATATGTCATATAGATTATGCAGAGAAATGGGTTACAGACATGACAAGTCTTATGGAAAAGGCAGCATTAGCTGTAGTTACAAATGGTCTGCTTAAAGCAGATACAAACATCAGTAAATCATGGGAGAAATAATATTAACACCTTTTGATATAATATTTAAGGCTATACGCAGAGAAATGCAAATAACTAAGTCTGAAATTATTAGTAGAGATAGAGGAAGAAATGTATCTGAAGCAAGGCAAATGTTTTGTCATTTAGCTCGTATGCACACTGAAGAAACTACTACAGCAATAGGCGATGCTATAAAAAGAAACCACTCAACTGTTGTTTATAGCAATATAAATATGAGAGGACTTTGTAAAGGTTCAAAAAGATTAAATATAGCTAGAAACTATATAGAAAAAGATCTTAAAGAAAATTTACATAAAATCGTAAAAATAGAAATCTGCAAACACTGTAAACAACCTATACATGAAGAAAGGATACCATGATTACACACCTTTACTGAAAACAGAAAAGGTAGTAGCTAAAAAACAAGTAGTTAAAAACCCAAAACAGATTAAATACATTAAAAATGGGTCAGGACATAGTTTTCCAATCACTAATGAAAAAGGACATGTAACTGCAAGCACAGACATACTTATGTTTGGTAATAAAATAAATGCTTGGTCACATACTAGGACATTAAATATTAATGTCAATATGGATACAAAAAGTTACATTAAATTTAGCGGACATTTATCTTAAAAACTACTGTCTAATCTGCCCTAGGGTGAAGTGGACCTTGGCGTGCAAGTCGTAGGTAGTATTATAGAACGTAAATTATCGTAATGAAAAAAAAGATGGAAACTAGAACTATGTTTGAATTACAATTTGGATTTACATCTGAGGATCAAACAAAAGTGTATACTTATGACAGAGATAGGTACGGAGCAAAAGAAAAGAAACGCTTACGAGTAGAAGCAGATTGGAAAAAAATCAGAGAAGCTGAAAAGAAACTGCTTTCTATATCATCTAAAGACAGGCTGCATAATCAATGGTGGGACATGACTAAATCTAAGTTCTGGCAAGAGGTTGCTCAATGCGATGTAACTTACTTTGGAATAACTACAAAGTTTAAAAGATTGCCTAAAAATGAATGGAGGCAATAGTGTACCCGAACAGGTATAAAATGGTACACATTAAGGGTATATGTACCCTAACGGGTATAATATCGCATATCAGAATATGGAATAAAGCTCATTAATGTCCTGAATGTAGCTCATAATCAAGACAAATTGAGCCGAATAGGAAGACTAATTGGCTCAGAACTAAAACAAGAAAGATGATACAAAACGTAATAATTTTAATCGTGACTATATTGTGCTTAATTGTATTAATAGAGTCATTTAGTAATCGAGATAAATGATGCAGCATATTTCATTAATCATTAAAGCAATTAAAAATGCGTGGAATAATCACAAAAGCTCTAAGAGCATCAATCAAGAAAGGTATGACCTTAAACGTAGTCAGAAGATACCTAAAAATAAAACATAAAATCACTACAACTGTAGATGTATTAGCCGATAGAGTAAAAAACCTAAAAAAATAAACAAATGAGCACTTCAAACGAAGAATTATTACAAGAAAACGTACAACTGCTAACTAACATACTAGCAGATCAAACTACTACATTAAAGTCTTTAATTAAAGCTAGCGAAATTTTAAACGAAAGAATTAAAAAACTTGAAATATCAAGCGCTATTAGAGACGCAGTAAATTCTGCAAATAATGAGTAAGGATTGGTGGGATGACTTACCATGGCATCCTGCAAACCAAGAAGATCAAAACTCACATAATGAATTTAGCTCTGATGATTTTCATAATCTTACAGGCGTCGAAATAGAAGGGATAGACACTAAAGACCATCCTGATTATTGCGACGCTTTTGTATCTAGAGCTACCTGGTTTGACAGAGATCTTACAGACGATGAATTAGAAATTGTTAATGACGATTCTGATTTTGTATACGAACATACTATGAAACACGTAGAATTTTTAAATAGCTAATTATGAATCAAAAATCTATAGAGTCTTATGAAAAGCTCTTTGAAAACAATGATATAACTCAAAGACAATTGCAAGTATTACAAATACTTAGGCAAGAACTTGGGTTTGGAACTAACCGTATGATTGCTAAAGCACTTGGTTGGGATATTAACCGTGTAACTGGTAGAGTTACAGAGTTACGAGAAAAAGGACTAGTAATATATGCTGGCGATTATTTAGATAAAGAAACTAACAGAACTGTAAACTTATGGAAACCATCGTAATGCATGAAATTAAAGATAGGGAGCAAAAGAAAGCTTTAAATGCTTGGGCTAAAGGAGGATACAACGGTAGTATTATCGCTGGTACCGGCTTTGGTAAATCTAGATGTGGTGTACTTGCAGTATGCCACATTATAGATAGCTTAAATAAGAACAAGACTAAGCGTGAGCCACGAGCTCTTATACTTGTACCAACGGTGCAACTGCAAGATCAATTTAAAGAAGAGTTTGAGAAATGGGATAAGGCAAAATATTTAAACCATGTAGAGGTTATGTGTTATCAAAGCGCTTACAAACTTGTAGATGAAAACTTTGATATTGTTATATGTGATGAGGTGCACCTTGGTTTATCTCCTAAGTATCGTAAATTCTTTGAGAATAATACGTATGACTCATTATTGTGTATGACAGCTACATTGCCTGAAGAAGAAGAATACAAAATAAAATTACAGGAAATAGCAACTGTAAATTATAGTATTACACTTGATAAATGTGTATCTTTAGGTCTTGTTTCTCCATATGAGATTCATTGTGTTCCTGTAAGTCTTACGGATAGTGAACAAGCTGATTACAAGAAGGTTAACAACAAGTTTATCTACTGGAAATATCAGCTAGGGAACTTTGACGCTTTTAATGAAGCTAAAAGAGTTCTTGCAGATAAGTCAGCTTCAGGAGAAAAGAAACAAGCAGCTGCTCAGTTTTACAGTTGCATCAGAGGACGTAAAAAAATAGTTGATTTTGCGCACAATAAAATAGACGGTCTTCAAAAAATTGTAAGTAACAATCCTGGAGAAAAGATTATTGTGTTTGGAGGAGCTAATGCTTTTACTAACGAGTTAGCAGAAGCTAATGATGATGTAGCAACTGTGTACCATAGTGGTAAAACTAAGAAGCAACGACAACAAGCTTTAGATGACTTTAAAGATGGTACTAAACCTGTACTATGTAGTACCAAAGCTCTTAATCAAGGATTTGATGTTCCTGATGCGAGTATAGGAGTTATTTGTGGCTTGACTAGTAAATCTTTATCAATGGTTCAACGTGTTGGTAGGCTTATTAGATTTCAAGAAGATAAGATAGGTAGAATTTTTATCTTATATGTAGAAAATAGCCAAGAAGAGAAATGGCTAAATAATAGTATTAAAACTCTTAAAAATGTCGTTTGGCATTAACTAACCTTAATTATGCAAATTGAAATAGATATTGATCTCTTAGTTGAGAGTAAAATAAGTGCTGATGATTATTTGGCACTCTATGCTATTTACAGAAAAGGTTTTAAAATACTAAATGCACTAAATTTATCTCCTAATTGGGATAATTTACAAAAAGAAGGCTTTGTAAAGTTAGGTCAAACGGTAGAGCAACATGTTATTAGACAAAAGTTTATAGACTTGTTCTCTAGCGATTTTGACCAAATGTTTAACTCTTTGCTTTTAAGGTACCCTATGAAAGTTAGGACTCCAACAGGCTTGCGAGTTCTACACGCTTCTGACCCTAACGCTAGAGCTAATAAAAAAGCTAAAGATAGGTACAGAAGAATTGTAGGCAATAAAAAGTTTGTGCATGACCGTATTATAAACTTACTGGATACACAGCTTAGAGTAGAGCGTGAACGACTTCAATACTTGCAAAGTTTAGAGGTTTGGATTAATAATCATACTTGGGAAAAGTATGTAGACATAGAAGACAACAATGGAAAAGAAGACTCAGAACAGCGAATTACAAGAAAACTTTGATGTATTTAAATCTAGAGGATTTCAAAAGATAGATAAAGCTGTTAATCAGTCTATTGCTATTGTTAAAGAAGCTAAACTTGGTAACCGTGAGGTATTTCCAACATCTTGGCCTCGTCTTAATAGAAATCTTTTAGGTGGACTACAAAGAAGTAAGCTATATGTAATTGCAGGACGCCCAGGTGTGGGTAAATCAGCATTTAGTAATCAACTTATATTTGACGTACTAGATACTAACAAACATAAAAATCTTGTAGTATTGTATTGGACATTCGAGATGCCTGGCTACCAGCAGGTCATGCGTTCAGCATCTAAAGATGTTAATAAAGAACTAGGCGCACTACTATCTGTAGACAGTCCTTTGTCAGATGTGGATTTTAGAATCTACGCTGCTAAAGTGCAGAAATATGGAAAGTACCCTATATACTTTAACAACATCCCTAGAACAATGGATTACATACAAAATACTAACAGATCTTTACATGAAAGCGATCCAGATAGAGTTGTAATAAACTTATTTGACCACTCAAGATTGATACGAGGTAACGAAGAGACAGAGCTTAAAAAACTTAACACTATATCAAAAGGTTGTATGCTGATGCAATCAGAGTTTGGTGTTATTAACATATTGCTGTCTCAACTTAACCGTAACATAGAGCAAGAACATCGTGCTAAAAATCAGTACCAACCTCTTCTAACAGATTTGTTTGGTGGTGATTCTATTGGTCAAGATGCCCATGTTGTTATGATACTTAATCGTCCATACGATTTGTACAATATTACAGATACTTACTGCAATGAAAATCCTAAAGGACTTCTTGCCTGTCATTTAGAAAAAAATCGTGATGGTTTGTTAGGAATGATTGGATATGAAGCAGAATTAAGCACATTCACTATTAAAGAAAGAAAATAAAATGGAATTACCAAAAACTAAAGTAAAGGCGTCTAGAAAGTCGCCAAAGAATATGATAATATACGGTGCACCAAAGATTGGTAAAACTACTATACTATCAGAGCTTGATGATTGTTTAATTATTGACTTGGAAGATGGATCTGACATGGTTGACGCGCTAAAAGTAAAAGTGGGAAACCTGAAAGAACTTGCAGAAGCTGGTAAAGCAATTCATGAGGCAAAAAAGCCATATAAATACATAGCTATTGACACTATCTCTAAACTAGAAGAATGGTGTGAAGCTGATGCTAAAGTATTGTATATGCAAACTCCAATGGGTAAAAACTTTGATACAAAGAATCCTGGAGCTTCAGTCTTATCACTGCCTAACGGCGCTGGCTACTTATACTTAAGAATAGCCTACAAAAAATGGATGGACAGACTGAACACTCTAGCACCTCATGTGATCTTAGTTGGGCACCTAAAGGATAAAATGCTTGAAAAGAAAGGTAAAGAAGTGGCTGTGAAAGACCTCGACTTAACTGGTAAAATTAAGCAAATTACTTGCGCTAACGCTGATGCGGTAGGTTATTTATACAGAGAAAATGATAAAACGATGGTATCATTTGATTCTATGGATGACATTACTGCTGGTAGTAGATGCGAGCACTTAAAAGGTAAGACCATGCCTTTAGACTGGTCAAAGATTTTTATTGATTAACCGCTTTAAATTTAAAAACATGATTGAAGCAAGAACACAGAGCGAGAACGCTACTCCAAAAGCGAATACACCAGAAATTATTACAACTTCTATGATTATAGAGGACTTAGAAAATGGAATTGACCGCAAAGGGATTCAAACTAAGTACAATCTAGAAGGATGGGAATTAACAGAGATGTTTAAGCACCCGGTATTAAAAGGCAAGAAAGCTAAGAAAAAGCGTAAAATGTCTTTTAACTTTGTAGATGACACTACACAAAATGTAGATCCTAATCAAACTAGTATTCCTACAACGGAAAATACTATTGCAGATGATTTTCATAATAGAGCAGATCTAAGAACTCAAGATGCTATTGAAAATACTACTGTTGTAGATACTGGTGAGACTGTCTTAGGTTACACTGCTGAACAAGTAGAAGAATTAAATTCAGAAGAGTACTCTAAAGAAATGTCTCTTAATGAAGTGTATCACAACGAAGAAAAAGCAGAACAACCAAATAACCCTTTAAATTCATAACAGATGGCTATTAAAAGTAATTCAAGCGAACAAGAAGTATCAGGTGGAGGTATAAAATTATACTCAGGCCTTAGTAATTTTAATGTAATTGCTATAAATCCTAACATGGCAGAGTTGCACACTCTTGGCATTAATGTAAAAACAGAACCTAACTACTATGTAGAATTTAGTGGTAAAGAGTATTTTAAATTGACATTCTGGGTAAAGAATGAAGACTTAACTACTCGTATGGAAATCTTAATGCAAAATGAGCACAGAGTTTCTCAGTCAGGTAAAAACCAATGGATGAATAATGTAGGCCAAGATACTTGGGCTGACGGCGTTCCTACTTATGACTGGTGGAAAAACCCTGACTCTTCTCGTAAAGCATATGTAGGAGAAGAAACATTAATTAACTTTGTAAAAGCATGGGCTAATGTTGCTTATGGTGATGAAGTTACATTTGATTCAATGGAAAAGATTGTGCAAGGAGATGTAACAGAGCTTAAAGCTTTACTTGGTATGCTTTCTGTCAACCAAGTTAGACTGCTTGTAGGAGTTAAAGATGGTAAATACCAAAATGTTTATCTTAAAAACTTTGGTAGAGTTAAACCACAGAGAGACGACTTATTTGTTAAAGCACTTAACGATGAGTATAAATCCTTTAATGCAGAGTTTAATTCTGATCTAGTGTGGGGTACATTTACTCCGCAGCTAGCAGTTGTAACTGCAGATGATGACTCTGTCTCTGAAAACGATAGCTGGATTTAATACTAAAAACTATGATAAAGAGCAGAAGAAGTGAAGACCATCTTCACACGGATGTATTACTTTCTAAAATTAGCGAGTATGATATATTCAAATACTACTGCCCAAATTTCATAGAACTTAGTAAGAAGTTTTGTAGTGATCTAAGGGAAGACCAAAAGCCTGGTGTAAGTATTGTTTACTGGAAAGGTAAACTCTTATACAAGGATTTTGGTCATCCTGATCATACATTTGACTGCTTTAACTATGTTAAGTTTAAGTATTCTTGCAATTTTGTAGAAGCTTTGACTATAATTGACAATGATTTTAACCTTGGATTGGCTTCTAAAGTTAATAATACGACGTTTACAATGGGATTTGCAGGTAGAATAACGAATAAAAAACCTACAATTCAAAAGTTAACTCTTATTAAAAAGAAGTCTAGGCCTTGGTCTAAGTTAGATAAGTCATTTTGGGAAAGATATTTGATTACTAAAAAGACTTTACTTAAATTTGATGTATCGCCTATTTCACATTATTGGATTAATGAAAATAGGTTTACTTGCAATGAAATAACCTATGCATACAAAATTGGTAAGAAATACAAGATCTATGCTCCCAACGAGGAGTACAAATGGACTAGTAATACTACCAACAAACATGTTCAAGGTTACAAACAACTTCCAAATACAGGAAATTTGCTTATTCTTACTTCTGCTCTTAAGGATGTAATGTGTTTGTATGAAATGGGTATACCAGCTATAGCGCTGCAAAGCGAGATGATTATGCCTGATGAAAAACTTATAACACACCTTAAGTCTAGGTTTAAAGAGATTGCCATATTCTACGATAATGACTTTACTAATCCAAACAACCCTGGTCAAACCATGGCGAATAAGATTAAAGAAAAGTATTATTTTACAAACATATTTGTTCCAGATGAATATTGCTGTAAAGATTTGTCAGATTATATAGCTAAGTTTAATTCTTTTGGAGGCATGCAAGCCTTAATAGAATCTACTTCAAATATAAAGACATGGCAACACGAAGAACCAAAGGAAACAAAAAAGTTAGAAACGCAACTGCAACAGAGTACAAAGGATTAAAGTTTAGATCAAAATTAGAACTATTTACATATAAAAAACTTGAAGAAGCAGGTATTACTGCACTGTATGAGAAAAGAAGGTTTGAACTTTTAGAGGGTTTTTACTTTCCTCATACATGTGTAGAACCTAATACTCATAAAGAGTATGTAGACAACACTACTAAAGTTAGAAGTATAACATATACTCCTGATTTTGTAGACCCGCAAGGACAGTGGATTATAGAAGTAAAAGGATTTGCTAACGATGTTTTTCCTGTTAAATGGAAGATGTTTAAACAGCATATCGTGCAGAATGGGTTAGAGTATAAACTCTTTTTACCCAAGAATCAAAAACAGGTGCTTGAAACTATAGAACTTATCAAAGCACTATAACTTAAATTACATTATGGAAACACCATTTAAATCCTGGATAAAAAGTTTATCTAAAGGGGATTTGGTTGGTGTGTGTTACAATAACTGGTTTGACGTCGTACTTTTCGATAGTTTTAGACAAGGCGATCGCATGCATTTTTATCACTTATGCTGGTCTTCTAGTACTGACGAAACAGCAGATTGGAAAGTTGAACACATACAAAAATCAAAACCCCGCAAATCGTATATAAATACAGATGCGGAAAACAGAATATTCCCTGTTAGTGTAGAACTGCTAACAAAAAATCAAAAAAAAATATATAACGCCTTAAAAGAAACACTACATGGCTATTAAAACAATTGACAAAGAAATAATAGGAGGTAAGGGCCTTGCAAAGAAAATTAACAAAGGCGCTGAAAAGATGGTCTTTGATATTCTTCAATCAACGCAGTACTCTACACCTATACCTTCTACAGTTCGTGAGCTTACAACTAATGCTTGTGACTCTCAACGTGAGAAAGAAATTGCTATAGAAATCCTTACAGGAAAGTCCCAGCAAAATGATTACTACATTACCCGTAACGGTGAGCAGTATGAAGACAGTAACTTTGATGCTAGTTACTATGATACAAAGCATTTAAATACAGAAGAAACCCAAATTTACATTAGTTATGAAAAACATCCTGGCGTTGGATATTGCGATAAATTCAGCGTTTTGGATCATGGTGTAGGTATTGGCGGTCGTAGATTAGAAGGAGTTTTAGAGTTGGGTTACTCAACTAAGCGTAACACATCAGAGAACTTTGGTGCGTTTGGCTTAGGTGCTAAAGTACCTTTGTCTACGGGCGTTGATTTCTACACTATTGAAAGTGTATACAACGGTAAAAAGATTACTGCTAATTGTTACAACTACAAAACAGACTTTACTACTTCAAAGTTTAATCTTAAAACTAATACTATTAATCCTAGTTTTACTTTGTCTGATGGTAGCGTAGTTTATTGTGAACCTTCAGAAGAAAAAAACTATACTAAGATTTCGTTTGGTGTTAAACGCCACAACAGATCTAAGTTTGTAGACTCTGTAGAAGAACAGTTACTGTATCTTGATAACGTTAAGTTTGATGTTATTGATGTAGGTGAAGATGGTCCTACTTATACTGTGGAAAAGCATTTTAAAGCTAACGTGCTTTACAATTCTGAAAATCTTATTGTATCTGATACTTACGTATTTAACAAACCGCATATTGTAGTTGTTAAAAATAGTAAAGCTACTACTGGTATTAATTATGGTTTTATTGATTTTCGTGAATTGGAGATGGAAACATTGTGGGGCCCAATTGCCTTTAAATGTCCTGCTCGACAAGTTATGAGGGATCCTGAGACAGGTAAAGACATAGTACTTCAGGAAGGTGTAGATGTTACACCATCTCGTGAGAAAGTAATATGGAATGACGCGACTAAGGCTTATGTTCAAGGTGTTATTAAGAAAGCTGCTGTAGAAGCTACTAAGATGGTACAAGACGAGTTGAAAGATACTGATCTTATTTCTTGGTTGCTTTCTTGTAGAGATATTCTTAGCAGACAGACTAGTGGTACCGCTTTAGGTAGAATTGCTAACATTATTGATAAGCAAAATCTTAATCCTAAGTTTTTACCTTCTACTAACATTAAATTTACTACGCCTGCTGTTTTGTTTAAAAGTATGTCTGCTAAAAAGATTACTAAACAACATGACTACAAACTAGGTAAAAATAGTATTGTTAGAGAAAATCTTGAAGGATGGAGCACTCTTACTTCTAGTAATTTGTACATTAAGAAAGCTGAGCAGTTTAACAAATACAAGGATTTTTATTTGATAGAACAATCTACCAAGTCTAATTCTGTATCTGCTATTATAGTTATAAATGAGCCTGAAGAATCTGATTTGCCTAAAGCACTACGTCTTATGCCTCCTGGAAATGAGAAAATAAAAGCTCTTAACCTATGGAACAAAGAATTAGCTAGACGTAAATCTGTTTTTAGTTATTTAGAATCATCATCTAACGTTAAATCTTATGACGATATAGAGGTTAGCGATGACTGGATTCAAAATTACAAAAAAGAGGCTACAGCACTTGAACAAGTTGCAACATTTAAGAACATAACTCCAGAAGAACGTCGTAAGATAGAAGAACGTATGGTTGCATACACTCTTAGATTTGATGATAAACGTGGCGATAAGAAACATTACACTTGGGATAAGATCGAGCCTAAAGCTAAAGATCTTATGCAAAGTCAAAAGACTATCTACTATGGTAGTACTGCTGATGAAGAAAAGTTTATGATCGCTGCAGATATTATTGGCTGCTATGCTCCTACGTTTAAACAGGTTTATCCTGAAAATAACTGGAGCACTTGGGATGACGTTCAATCTCGCCCTGTGTTTTATTATGAGCAAGCACCTGTTCGTGTATATTCAACTTATGGTGAAGAGAAAGGCCATCCTGTAGTATGGGCTAGGCCTGATAAAGCAGATCAAAATCATGATACGCCGCAGCTTATTAGAGTTAGAGAAACTTATATTAAACACATTGCAAAAGGTGCTAATTGTAAGCACATTGATGATTTCTTTTTGCAACTAAATTCAGATGGAGGATACACTATGGATTCACACTTAATTAAATGGTATACTGGTAAAAAGATCCAGGCCGTTAAAAAAATGCGACACCTGTCTGCACTTAAACATATTAACCCTGAGCTATTTGGCAAGTTCAAGGAATGTTATGACGCTGCAGAAATGGTAACTTACAAATCTAGAAATTGGATTGATATAGATGATAAAGATGATTCTACAGCTGCAGAGATCAAGAAGAATGTACAGAGAATTGCTGAATTCCAAGCTTATTGTGAGGAAGTTAAAGATTCTGATTTGATTGCTGCTAAAAGTAGAGAGTTGTTTGTGTTGGACATGCCTAATGCAGGTGCATATGATACTAGACTTGTTGCTAACTGCCAAGAGTTGGTAGAATACAACGAAGAGGTATCGACTATGCTATCTACTATAGGCCAGTTTGATGTGCATCCTAATGCAGCTCCAGATCTTACTCCAGAGCTGCAAAAAGAGATTAGTGTTTATTTAGAAGCTAAAGACAGGCTTGAATGGTAACTAAAGTTACTAGAAAAGCTTTATTGATTAGACCTTCAGGTAGATCGACGGACTTTATAACTCCTTCGTTTGGTTATGGCTGCTTATATAACTGTTCATACTGTTATATGAAACGCCATAAGCCTGACGGCCTAACAATAGCTACAAATACAGGAGATATACTTACTGAGGTAAACAATCATGCTTATTTTACACATCAGCAAAAGCCTAATCAAACTCATCCTATTTTTACTACTTATGATATTAGTTGCAACGAAGATTTTGCGTTGCATGCTAAGTTTCATGATTGGGAAAATATCTTTGAGTTTTTTAGAACTCACCCTATTGCAATGGGTAGTTTTGCTACTAAGTATGTTAACCCTGAGCTAATTAAGTTTAACCCTGAAGGTAAAATACGTATTAGATTTAGCTTAATGCCACAAAGTAGATCGGATATTCATGAACCTAATACATCTAAAATTATTGATAGAATTAAAGCTATTGATGCATTTATAGATGCAGGCTATGATGTTCATGTAAACTTTAGCCCAGTTATTATATATGACGGCTGGCTAGAAGAGTACAAATATTTGTTTCAAATGTTAAATGACTATGTAGATTACAAAAAGCAGGTTTTAGCAGAGGTAATATTCTTAACACATAATGAGAATAAACACAAAGCTAATTTAGAGAATCATCCTCACACAGAGGTAGATTTATGGAAGCCAAGTATACAAGAGCCTAAAATCTCTCAGTACGGAGGCAGAAACATAAGGTATAACAGACATCTTAAAAGTGCATTTATGAAAGGATTTCAGATAATGCATGATGAGATAATACCTTGGAATACAATAAGATACATGTTTTAAACTTGTATTATTCATTAAAAAGTAGTAAATTAGTAACCCAAATAAACAATTAAATTATGATTACACTAAACGTAATTGAAGACGTGATTTCAGGATCATACGGAGACAAAAATTTCTCTGTGACATACAGCAAAGAGCTGTACGCTGACATGCTAACCCTTAAAGATGCGGCAGATGATGTAGTAAGTATGGAAGAGTATAAGGAAATACTCTCTGATTTTGCTTTATTAGCTGTAGAGGACTACACAAAAACAATTGAGACAGAATGTGAATACATTCACGTGAACAAGGCTACAGGCCAGTTCTTTCTTAAGAGTAACGGTGTAGTTTCTAGCTATCCAATGCCTCAACCTCTTGTAGATAGAATCTTTGAGTCTATGGATAAAGAAGTGTCGTGGATTCCTCTTATAAAAATGTGGACTAGATGGTTGCGTAACCCTATCCTTAGAAAGAAAGGTATAGATTCAGATTTTTCTAATCGTTTCTTTAACTTTGTTAACCTGCAATATGTGCATCCTAAACTAAAAGAAGAGTTAATGGAAGAGCAAGGTCTTAGTGAAGAGATTGCAGAACGTAGAGCTACTATGTATCAAATGAAGATTACCACAGAGGGACTTCTTAATGGTTACAAAGTATCTAAAGAAGTTATGCATAAGTTTGACAGAGAGACTGGTGAACAAGTTGATCGTTACAAACGCACATTTAATCCTGACACAGGAGAAATAGACGGCAATGGATTACCAGAAACAGTAGAAGAAAGATTGTTTGAGCCTGCGATTATGGGGTCAGGCGGTGATGCATTTTATTGTGAAGGTATTAATGGTTATGATAACCCTCAACATTTTATTAAAGTTGGTTGTAGACACAGACTTCCTAATTGGAGCCATGTAAATACAAATGATAACCAGTCTTGTGTTAAAGGTTTACACTTCGGTGGTCTTAAATACATCTCTTTCTACAGTGGTGAAATTCACAATATCTTTGTAGACCCAATGCATGTTGGTGCTGTGCCTGATGATCAAGACGGTGCTATTAGATGCTTAGAATATTTTGTTCACTCTTCTTTATCAGGTGTTAACGGCTCAATCTACCATAGCTCTACTTATGCAGCTATGACTGATGAGCAGTGGGCAGACATGCGAGATGAAGCAGTAACAGAGTATTCAGAGTGTAAAGAATCTTGCGACAAAGATGTTGCAGAGCTTAACGCTATATAATAATTAAGGGGCCTTAGTGCCCCTATAATTTTTTCATTATGAAAGTAGCACTAATAGACGCAGACAGCCTTCTGTATTACGAAATGGGTAAAGATACCCTAGAAGAGGCGATTGAGGGGATAGATAATAGAATTAGAACAATTCTTAACGAAACAGGTGCTCATAAATACGCAGGATTTTTGACAATTGGTAAATGTTTTAGGTACAATATAGCTAAGACTAAGCCTTATAAATACAATAGAAAGCTTAGTTCTAAACCACCTATATTTTATGCGCTTAAAGAATACTTACAACAAGCTCCGCATAACTTTACACATGTACCTAGACTTGAAGCTGATGATTGTGTGAGTATATACTCTACAGTTATAGCAGAGAATAAAAGTCAGTCATATGTAATATGTAGTCCAGATAAAGATGTGCTTAAGCAAGTGCCTGGAAGGCATTTTAATTTTCAAAAAATGGAATGGATAAATACTTCTAATGAAGATGCTAATAAGTTTTTGTGGATGCAAACTCTTATGGGAGATTCAACAGATGGTATACCAGGAATTCCAGGAATGGGTATTAAAACCTCAGAAAAGATAATAAGAGAAACAAAAACTGTTCAATATTATCAAGAAGTTTTAAGGATTTACATAGAAAAGTTTGGAATTAAAGATGGTATCTGCAAATTTACAGAAACATTTAACCTTGTATACATGCTTAGAACTCCTGAAGAGGTGCTTAAATACACAGGATCTTCTTTACCAGAGCTAGTATTGTATAACTCTAACTCTGTCTTTCATGAAAGTTAAACACAAACATTTAATTACATCAATTAAAAATCCTAGAACTTTTGTTATTTCTGGAAATACCGGTAAGATAAAGCCTATAACTATTTTAGGAGAAATAATATCTTTAGTTACAGATACTTTTTCTATAGATATAGGCCAAATCTTTCCAGTAAAGAAAAGAAACTACAAAGTAAATAGCATACAATCTAAAGTTGTAGGATCTACAATAACTTACGAAGTTTCTTCAGCAGCTTTAAATAAATCTTCTTTATTTGTATTTCCAATGCTTGGAGGTGAAAGAAGACTATTTATGTTTGAAGAGCTATTTATTAATTGTTTTATAGGTACTAAAAAACATAAAGACCATATTGTTTTACTTTACAGATTTTGTGGAGATTCTACGTTTTTAAAATTTGAGCAAGCTCTTTCGCAGTTTAGCACATTTGTAGAATCGTACGATCCTTCCCCAGAATATGTAGTATTTGTTTTTAGAATACCTAAAGACCACATACAGAATTTTAAAAAATTTAAAGAAGGTAAATACTCTGAGCTAGACATAACATACAAAACTAAGATATTAGAATTTCATAACTTTAACTTACAAGGAGACTTAGCGCAAATACTTTTTAAATCAGAAAACAGAAGACTTAGACTAGAGGAGCAACTAAATGTTAAATTACCTGTTGCTGCAGAGTTACATAGCATAATAAATCTAGAGGAAGAAATCTTTAATCCATATGTTTATATTAATAAAAAAAGGGACTGACGTCCCCTTTTTATTGCTACTCTAAAGTTCCAAACCATTTGGCTGCTTCTTCTGGAGTTTGAGATTTTTGCAAACCTCTTATCACGGGGATTAAATCATTAAGTTTCTTTCTTATTTTTCTATCTCCTTTATTATATCTACCGCTTTTACGTTGATAGTATATTTTATTTTCATTTACAGGTATACCTACTAAATGAGGGAGTTCTCTAAACATTACTTGTTCTATTAAAGCTATTCCTTGTTCTACAGGACGAGCTGTAGCTGTTGGAGACTTAAGAATTCTAAATGCTTCTTTAGTTCCTACAAGAGGAGTCCATTGTAGCATTTCCATCTTATATCTTTTTGCTTGATACAACATAAAATTAGTAACATAAGTTTCTTCATCATCATCTATACTTGATAAAGCAGCTATTATTGCAAAAGATGCTACTAAACTAGACAATTCTACTAGAGTACGTTTAACATTACGTTTCTCCATCTCAGTCATAGTCCTGTAAGTAGTCATTGGAATCTGTTTCTTTTGGTATGACTCTGTTAGCATGTTATAGAAAGATATATACATACCCTGTGTAACTGCTCCAAGCTCTTCATCTACTTGCAATGTAGAACCTGTAAATCCTCCATGTCCGTATCTTCTACGAATGCCAGGAATCATCCAGTTACGGAACAACATAGCTAACTTACCGTACCATCTTCTGTTAAGTAAAGATCTATCAAAATTACCTTTTGTTTGGTTAGTTCTTCTAGATAGCCCTTGTAAAAGATTTATAAAATCTGCTTTTTTAAAGTTTTTAACTTTAGGGTCTACAGACATTTTACCTTTTTTATCTACTATAAGCATGTCCCATAAATTTGCAGGACTGCCTTCTTCATTCATTATTACGTTACCGTCAGCATCTTTTAATTTCCCTTCTAAGTTTTTCATAAGGGCTAACATTCTTGTAGCAGACAGTTCATGTTCTGCACCTTGCTGTACAAACATTAAATTGTCTTTGCTAAGAGCTTTACGAGCTTTACCTCCAACAATCTTATTACCTTCAGTATCTGTAAACTCTGTCATGCCATCAAAGAATTCTAAAGCTTTCCCCATTTTGCTTTCAGGAGCAAACTTACCTATATCAGAAATAGCTGCACCATTTTTCCAGTACTCTGCTTTAGCCCATGCTATATCTTTTGTAGTATCAAACTCACCTGCAATTGCTTCATTTACCATAGACATGTTATCAAGTATTACTTGATTGGCCCCTTGCAAGAAGTTAAATGATAAAGTATTAAGAGCCATGTAAGAGTTTAACGTACCTGCTATTTTATTTGCAGAATAGTTTTTATTTCCAATATTAAAATCAGCTTTAAACTCGCTTTGTCCAAACATAATCATATCAATAAACTCATCAACATGTTTGTATGTATAAGAATCACCTGGTTCTTTTACTGGCATTTTTATGCCTATTTGTTTTGCAATATTGTTTACATACTCTACACCTGCAGCATCTACTTTTATAGTATCTCTGTTTTTTACAATATCTCTAAACAACATAACCTGTCCAACTATATCAGACTTAGCAACAAAGTTATGGGCCATATGTCTAAACCCGTATATACTACTAGCAATATCTCTAGATACGTTTTTAGACCCTTCTAGTCCTGTGTAATATACAGGCACTGACTTTTTAAGTTCTCCACTCTTCTCATTATATAAACCAAATTGGGTATCTGTACTTTGTGTAGAAAACCCTTCTTTTAACATATCTTTTGTACTGCTAATAAGGCCTTGCTCTCTAGCACGATCAAACTCTTGCTTTCTAATACTAGGCATTATGTAAGAAAAGTCATCCCAAGTGTTTTTAGAAAACCGGTTTATCCCAACCATTTTTTGACCAGCCTGGAATTCTTTTAACATGAAATCATAGTAACGTTTCTTTTTAGGATCAGCTTGTATTGCTTCATATTTAGGATTAGAATACTCAGATTTCTTAGGTCTAATCCACTCTCCTCTAGGCACAGTTTTACCATTAACTGTTATTACATTAAAACTTAATTTTTTTGTAAGTTTTTGTAGCTTAACATCTTGCATTGATGCAGCTTCTGCTTTCCCTGCTTGCTGTGCTTCTATTTTTAATTTTTTAGCCTTAAATAATTGTTTATTTATTTCAGACATTTTATCTTTCCACCCGTCTATAGGCTCTGTGTTTTTCTGTAGCCAAACATTTACTTCAGCGTCGTACTTTCTTTTGCTGTTACTGTTATTCCATTCTCTTTTTGCGGCAATAAGTTCTTGATCAGTTTTGTAATCTTTACGAGCAGGTTTATTATACTTTTTACCTAACTCAACATACATTTGTTTTTGATTCTCATTGTATTTATTTATAAGAAGAGGTTGAGTAAGACTTAAAGTTTTTATTGCACTTTTTTCTTTTGTTTCAAAATTAAATTGATCCATTTCTACCTCTTCCAGCAAGTCCTCGTTTAATGCCGCTACATCTGACTCGTCCATTCCTTCTGCAAACTTATCGTATTCTTGCTTAAGGTCATATTTAAATTCAAGAGTCATGTCATTCTTTCTAAACTCTGCAGCTTTTACAGACTTAGCAAACATTTGTATTAAAGGTTCACTAGAATACATAATAGGGTCAAACAAGTACGACGCAGCAGATTTATCTTTGTGTGCGTTACGCATTGCTCTAATAATGTCGTCTCTACCTAGTATTTGTTTATTTTTAAGAAGCTCTACATTTCTTTTTAACGCCGCTGTTTCAAACTGCTCTTGTGTAATATCTTTGTTATCTCTTCTTTTTTTAAGAGCTATGTATTGTGAATCTCTTTTAAGTTCTTTAGAGTTAAATGCAAGACGTTTATGTTCTTGTACATTATCTATAAGCGCTTGTATTTTAGGATCTAATTCTTTGTTATGAAAAGGTAACATTACATCTGCCATAATAGGCACAAGGTCTTCCATAAATTGCTCTTCTAAAAAAGTTGCATCGTCTAGTATAGCTGCAGTACGTTCTTGTATTGTGTCAAATCTAGGAATGTCTGGTTGCAAAACTTTACCAGATTTTTGTTTTGCTTTTAAAAGGTTTCTTATATTTTTTATAGTATCAAAACTGTCTAAAGTTTTTTTAACCTCGTACATAGCATTCATATTCTTAGGCTGTGCTCTTTCATTTTCAGGCAGTGCCATAATTCTATCATAGTCAGCTCTTGCAGTGTCCATTGCGCTTGCTGCACTTGATACAAATGCGTAAAAATCTTCAACTTTTTTTACATTAGCAAGTGTAGCTTCTACTCTGTTTAATCTGTCTAATTTAAGCTCTTGCTCTGCTTCAGGTAATTTTTTTATTTCTGCTATTTCTGTGCGGACTCTAGTTCTAGCTTCATCTACTAAAGTATTAAGCTTTTCCATGTCTCTACTTTGTTGAGAGTATGGGCTAATTTTTTTAGTCATGTCCGCTGTACGTAGATCCCCAGATAGCATTTCTTGTGCTAGCTTTGCTGCACTGTTAGGAGTAGCATCAATACCTGCACGATTTAACATTTTTGCAAATGCTCTATATATTCTATTTAATAATGCTTGTAATCTAGTAGGATTTTTTCTTACAATTTTTGCACCTTCTTGACCAATAGCAGTAGCTAAAACTTCTTTGTCTAGCGCTTCACCTTTTAAATCAGGGTATGCTTGCGCTACTTTTGCATACAAATCAGTATCACGTAATTCGTTAAGAGCAGAAGCTACTGTAGGGTCAGACACTCCTAATAGATCTATGTAGATGTGGCCAAACTCATGTATAGTTGTATCCTCTTTTATGTTATTAGGATTAAGTCTTATAACTGCAGACTTGCCGTCTTCTTTAGAATCAACTTGACCTAAAACATCTAAATCTTCATCAAATATAACTTCTACATCTATTCCTGCAGCAGCAAAAGAATCTTTTAAGTGGTTTGCTTTCTTTTCTGCCATAGCCATGTCTTCATTGGCCATTTCAGATATTCTACTTTGATTGCTAGTGTTTTCAGATAAAGCTTGCTCATCTAATAAATAATCCTGTTCAAATGCGCTAAGCTTAGCTTGATCTTTTCGCATAAATTCTTCTAACTCATATTGATTTTTATAATCTAAGTCTGAATTAGTAGCACCCTCATTAGGAATAGATTTAAGAACCTCTTCGTTAATAGACATGCTGTACAATTTATTCTTTGGAGAAAACGATGTAGCACGCGTAATTTTTATAAACGTAGTATCTATTAAATTAGGATACTTACGATTAATTCTATTAATTTCTGTAAGCTTAGGCTGCACACTGTTGCCTTGTGTAACAAATAGCTCACCTCTAACACGAGTAGCTATTTTATGTTCTTTTAGTATTTTATATACATCTTCTACTGATTTTCTTTCAGGAGATGTATTGTCAAAGTACCCGTACAAATCAGTGTATAGTCTACTTTCTTTTCCGTCTATATAGTATTTACAAGCCATTATATTTTACATACTTTTTGAGGTTGTTCCTGACTGTTGTTAGCATCGTCAGCTGCTTGATCTTCTAGTGGCTTTGCATACTGAACGTTTGGCCCAGGCATTACAGCACTTTTAGTTGTATTTATCATACTTTCTGTAGAAGGTACACCTAACTCATGTACAGGCCCATCACCATGAAGTTGCATTTCTATGTAAAGCCCTTCGCTTACATTAGTAAATATTTTAGGAGACCCTCCAGGTGGGAAAGTTACAAAATACTTAGTATATCCCAAAGTATCATCATAAATCTTAGGATCTTTGCCAAGTAGCACTTCTCCTTTAGTATTAGGTTTTTTTATTACTCCTTTATATCTAACAGTAGGAAGCAAAGGTGTTCCGCCCGGTTTAGATAGTCCATAATTTGCTACAAAATCGTGTAAAAAGTCTTCATTAAACACATCTTTATTGTACTCTAATTGCTTAGATGTATTAGAAAAATACTCAACAGGAGTTACACCAGATTTGTCTTCAAACAAAAGACGTGTTGTAAATACTTCTGTAGGTATCATATCAGCATAGCCTCCAGGTTTAAATCCTGTAGTCATTAGTTGATTGTATATAAGTGATTTTGCAAAGTCTCTAACTACTTTTTTATCTTTAGCGCTTTCAGGATTATTTGCATATTTTTCAGGAGTTTGTAGCATTTTTAATAACTCAGAACTCATAACGTTTTTATCATGCGCAGACAACTGGAAAGAGTTATCAAATTTTATAGTGTATACTTTTGTGTCTTTTGTGTTATTATTTATCCCCGGCTCTAATGCTTGTACAAAAGATGTATCAGATAGTTTAGGATAATTTTTTTGCACTTCTAACAACCTTGTAGATATATTATTATTAGGATCTGTGTACATTTGATCTACTTTAGACATTCCATCAGAAAATGGACTACCTTCCATAGACATAAGCTTTAAAAATAAAGCTCTATCTATAAATTTATGTTGCTCTGAACTCAAACTAAATTTGTTTAGTCCGTTTTTAAACAGATCTTTAAATCCATTAAAAGCTGCAGAATTATTTATAAATCCTACTCCTTTAGCTCCTTCTAGCAATGTATCAAATATGCCACGGTATGCTACAGCTATAGGGTATGTATCGCCTTTAGTAAAATCTTCTGCTCCGCTTATTAAAGGCATTTCACTTTTTAAGTATCTCTTTTCAGTATCTATCCAAGCTACAATAGCTGACATCTCATTTACATTATCTAAGTTGTCAGGAGTAATTACTTTATATATACTTGTTAGATTTCTACCTGCTAAAAAGTATTTATTAAAGTTATTTAGGTATTTTATTTGGTCTGCTGCATTATCACCACTAAGATCTCTAAGAGCCTCAGAACTCATAGTTTGTGATTTACCTTTTTTCTGAATTTTACCTTTGTATTCGTCTGTAATAATTTTGTTAACCGCTTTTGTAAGACTGCCAGGCGTGTAATCGTTTAGCTGTGCAAACTCAATAGCTTTTTTTATTCCTGGTTGTCCTAAGAAATACACTACATCTTCTACAGGTACTCCTGTACTAATCATTAAACTAGAAACAGGAACTGTAAATACATTATCATTTATATCAATTTGTATAGGA